TTCAATCGTTTAGTTAAAAGGATAGAAGATAGAGGTTTCCACGACGTTATAAAATTAGACTCAGACGACAACATTTTGTCTGGTAACCAAAGGAGTAAAGCTTTAGTTAAAGCCGGTATCGAAGAGGTGAACACTTTGTCTCCGAATCGCGCTCTTACTGAAGCAGAAAAGAAAGCGATAATCATTGAGAGCAACCGTACTGACGGAGCATTTGATTTTGATATGCTTGCTTCGGACTACACTCAAGCCGAGTTAGCTGACTTAGGATTCTCTCCTAGGGAGCTAGATATGGTTGATTTCCCTGAGCTAGAAGACTTTTCCCTAGACGCTAGAAACGAGGAACACGAGAATAAAAAATACGAGCTTCTTTTCGCAACCAACGAGGACTACAAAGACTTTCTCTCCTTTATGAAAGCGTTGAAAGAGGGATATCCTGAAAAAACGATATCTGATTCACTCTTAGCTTTTTTACGGGATAATGTTGAAGCAACATAACGGAACAGAAAAAGTCCATACAGACCTGAGCGTCTATGAAGCTTCTAAGGCGCGTATTCATTTTTGCTATGACAATTACGACGAAGTCCTAGTTAACTGTTCTGGTGGTAAAGATTCACAACTCCTAGTCTTACTGACCAAAGAGGTTGTTGAAGAGCGAGGGCTAGATGAAAAAGTGAAAGTCGTATTTTATGACCAAGAGTTTATATATCCTGAGACTGAGAAATTTATAGCTAACTTATTCAAGCAAGAGTGGGTCACTGGCTACAGATTATGTCTTGATATGGGTATGGAAATCGCGAATCCTGATGGCTCTTTCATTTCAGTCACCTTTTGGGATAAAGAGCGTAAGTTTTTCAGACCAAAGCCCGAAGACGGTATTTTCTCTGACAATGAGTACTTCGATATAGTCCGAGGAGAGCGAGCTGTACGAGACTTAATCTTCCCTGACGGTGGAAGTAAGAAGATTTGTCAGCTTATTGGAACTAGAGCGCAAGAATCAATCACGCGATTGTCTACGATTCTAGCTAGCTATAGAAAAGGCGCTCAATGCTTCCTACGTCACTCTTTAACAGCGCGTGGTACTGATATTGGTACACCTATATATGATTGGCTTGAGCCTGACGTTTGGTTTTACCTTAAAGGCAACGATATCTTAGAGCTGAATGAAATGTATTACCTAGAAATGATAAACAACAGACCTCTTCGCGTGGGCGTACCTATTAATAACAGCACGATTAAGAATATCGCTGATATCAAGAAAAAGAATCCCAAGTACTATGAAATGTTGACGAGTATGTTCCCAGAGATTGATACAGCAGGGCGATATGCGTCTTCACTAGCTCAGTTCAACGACTACGATAAAATGGTGGAGAAGTACGGTATGAGTATTCGGGGTATCAAGAATCTGCTGAAAGATATCATACCTGATGACGAAATGAGACTGTTCGCGTTATATAAGTTCCGTAAGTTTGTTAGAGATTATATTGAATTTGACAGATATACGAAATATGGTCATACCCGAGAGTCAGCGCTTAGGGTGGCGTTTATCTCATTCTGTAAAAACAACTATTCTAAAAATATTATGCTTAGGAATAAGGTCGAGACCAAAAAAGAGCGCGTCGCAAGAGAATTAAAAGAACAAGAAAATGAGAATAGCCTTTGATATAGACGATACATTAATAATCCCTGCAGTTGCTACGAGTTCCCCTGCAGATACCCCAAACTATAATCTAATAAATGTTTATAGGTGGTTTCAGGCGCAAGGTCACGAAATGATTTTATGGAGTGGTGGTGGTATGGACTACGCCAAGACGTGGGGTGAGAAATTAGGACTTGAGCCATTTCAGGTTTTGATAAAGGAAAAGGGTCAGCTTGTTGATATCGCTTTTGATGACTGCGCGGTTGATTTAGCTACGACCAATATAAAGGTGAACAGATATAATAATTCAGTTAGTCGCAAGGAATGGAATAAACACAAAAAAATATGAAAAAATTAGATAGTCCAATAGAAACTATAGAATGGATAGACCCAAAGGAGCTAAAGGCGAATGACTACAACCCAAATGTAGTTTTTACTAAGGAAATGAGACTGCTCGAGTTCTCAATGAAGCGTCAAGGTTGGATTCAACCGATTCTAGTGGCTAAGTCTATGATTATAATTGACGGTTTCCATAGATATATGATATCTAAGAAGAACGATTGGCTTATCCCTTGCTGTGTCTTAGATATAGACGAAACTGAGCGCAAGCTCCTGACTATCAGAATCAACAGAGCCAAGGGTAGTCACGTAGCAGTCAAAATGTCTGATATCATTAAGAGCTTAATCGCTGATGGAGTTAGCGTTGAGCATATCGCAGAGGGTATAGGCGGTGACAAAGCTGAAGTTGAGCTATTATCAAGGGAGAGCGTCTTTGAGAAGTTCAATCTAGACGGTCACGAGTATTCTAGAAGCTGGGTTCCGAGAAATGTAAAGAAAAAGAAAAATGAAACTAAAAAATCCCTTTAGTGTTGAGACGAGGTCTCTTTATGCGTTTAGATATAACTGTGATAAATGCGGTTCGAATCACGCGCTAGCTCTTCACCATATAGTAGGGAGAAAGTCGAGCAGTCCTTTGAACGCGTCTCTTGTATGCCACGCTTGTCACGCAGGATTCAACCATACTCGAGAAGAAGAGCAGTACCTCTTTAATAAAAATGTTATATTCCTAAAGAACACGGGCTATCAACCAACAGAGAAAGATTTTGACTTTCTAAGGGCGCACAGTTGGTTAATTAAAAGTAATATTGATTTTGAAAAATGGCTAAACTCTTAGAGAAAGATATTCAACTGGCGATATGCGATTACCTAGAACTTAAAAAGTATTTCTTTTGGAGACAGAACAACATTCCTGTATTCGATAAGGGAAGATATCGACCTATGCCAAAGTACTCAATTAACGGTGTACCCGATATTATACTGCTTCATAAAGGTACTTTTTGGGGGTTAGAAGTGAAAAGACCAAAGGGCAAGCAGAGCGATAGTCAGAAGCATTTTCAGCAACGTACCGAGTTAAACGGTTGCCATTACGCGCTAGTTACCTCTATTGATGACGTAATCGCGCTAGGTCTATGATATTAACAGTAACCTGCTTGTAATACGCAGGGAGCTATATTATAATTAAGACAGAGCTTTAATTCGTTGACAGGGGAATTCCACCCCATAACTTTATAGGGGTTGCTCGTTCTACGGAGAATACGAGCTTCCCTGTCAGCGCATTATAAAATTAATTAATTAATAAAAATTATGTCAGACAAAAAAACAGAGCCAAAGAAAGTAGAGGTCAAGACAGAAGAGCCAAAGGTAGCGACTGGATTATCATTAGAAGATAGAGGTAAAAAGTGTAGTGAAGAAATTGCTGTAGTACTCAAAAAGTACGATATGGCTCTAGCGGTAAATATCGAGGGAGCGCAAGAGTTTATTAATACATTGAAACCAACCCTGATTGAGACGATTAAGGAAGTAGCGCCAATAGAGTCAAAAGAAAATGAGTAATATTGTCCTAGCTTTTATTCTAGGAGTTATTGTTAGTGGTCTAGTTTGGTTTTTTCTTATTAGAAAGTTCCTAGCTAGACTGCAAACAAAGTTGCCCGAGACTGATGTTAGGAGAGAGACCGTTAGCGCGCTGATTAATGGTGAAGAGCCTAAGGGAGAATTTATAAAAGTTAACAAAGTCGAAGAGTATATCAATAATACCGAGGGCGAGATAAAGCTCGGAGACGTACTCGAAGACGAGGATAGAGACTTATGAGTAAAGGAAAATTAGAAAGAGATTCAGCTTGGCATAAAGAACACGGTAAAAAGCTGAAGCGTAGGAAGAAAATAGCAAAAGCTCACTTACTGGCTTTGAAAAGACCAGTAGCTAAGAAGAAAAAGGTAGTAGCGCCTAAAGCAAATCCTATTCTTGCAAAGGTATCTTGGTGGAAGAAGATTATTCATAGAATTAAACAGATTTTAAAATGAGCAAACAAGTAAAATTCAGAGAAGAAGAGAGGGATAAAGTTAAGGCAGGTTTAGATATCGCGACGAAGTTAGTTCGAACTACATTGGGTCCGAAAGGGCAAAACGCGTTTATTGATGATAAGCTACAGCCGAAGATAACGAATGACGGTAAGATGATTCTGAACTCAATCACTTTAAAAGATAAGTTTGAGAATATGGGATTGTGGCTAGCTAAAAACGCGAGCAGTCAAACTGATGATGACGCAGGAGACGGTACGTCGACTACGACTGTCCTACTCGAAGCTATAGTCGCTGAAGCGCAGAAGAGACCTGAAAGTGTTATGGATATTAAGCGTTCTTTACTCGAGACAGGCGCTAGAGTCGTTGAGTATATCAAAGAAGCGTCTACTTCTATAAAAAAAGAACAAATTGCGTCAGTCGCGAGCATATCCTCAGAGAGCGAGACTATAGGAGAGCTTATCGCTGAAGTAGTCGAAGAAGTGGGCGAGAAAGTGCCGGTGAAAGTTGAAGATAACGCTATGCCTAGAATCGAGTATGAGATATCGCAAGGATTAGAGACTCCTGTTGGGTATGCTGACCCTGCGTTTATCAATGATATTCGCAACGGAACTTGTGAATTGGAAAACGTCGCTGTATTCGCAACAGACCATAAGATATCTAGCTTACCTGACTTGACTGTATTCTTAGAAATGTTGAAAACGAATCAACTCAGTAATATCGTTATGTTGGTGGCTGATATCGACGCTTCAGTTCAAGGAATCTTCGTGAACTCAAAGCATATGGGTACAATGAATCCTTTAATCATTCACGCTAGAAATGCAGACCTAGACGATATGGTGGCTATGTCGGGAGCGACTCTGATATCTGAAAAAACGGGATTAAAATTGTCTGACGTAAAGCTCGAACACTTAGGAACGGTTAAGAAAATTGTAGTAGGCAGTAGAAAAACCGTAATTGTGAATGACTCTCCACTAGCTAAAGAGCAAGCTGAGAAGCTTAGGGCTATGGCAGAAGAGACCAAGAATATGTACGAAAAGCAGTTTATTTCTGATAGAGCCGATAGGTTAACTGGTGGAATCGCTGTTATCAAGGTTGGAGCTAATGTAGATATTGAAAGAGAATACCAAAAGTACAAAATTGAAGACGCTATAAACGCGACTAAATCAGCGCTAGATGAGGGTATCGTTGAGGGTGGTGGTATGTGTCTCTACAGAATATCAAACAAGTTCAAAGGGAACTCGATTGGTGAAGCGATACTAAGAAACGCGCTAAAAGCTCCGCTTAAAGCTATCATTGAAAATTGCGATGAAGACTACACCGCAGTTATCAAGAAAATGACTAGGAACAAAGGCTACGACGCTAAAGAGAACAAAATGGTCGATATGATAGAGTCGGGAATCATAGACCCAGCTAAGGTGACGCGTTGCGCCTTTGAAAACGCGCTAGAAACCGCCAGTAATTATATAACTATGTCCGTCTGTATAGCTGATGACGAAGAGGAAGAAGAAAAACAAATACCTAGACAATAATATGACACCATTAAACAAGAAAATTCAATTAGAGATTAAGGAAGTAGAGGTTGGAATGATTCAGAGCGAAGCTATCGAAGAACACGGAACTATTCTAGCTATAGGTAGTGAAGTAGACGCTAAGAAATTCCCGATTGGAAAAGAATTGTACTTCAAAGCGTGGGCAGTTGATGTAATCACAGAGAGCCAAGAGAAATTATACTTTATAAGTTCGGACTCCGACGCTATCTGTGCAATAGAATAATATGAAGATATTTTATGTAATCTTTCATTTGTCCTTAACAGCAATGCCTATGATTTCTTGGAGTATCGTTGGGGTCAACCCAGACGTGAATCAGATTGTGATTGGTTCGCTGGTATCAGCTAACGGGTTCTTTCAAGGTCTAGTCTGTATGTACCAAATAAAACGGGAAAGATAATGAAACTCTACTGTAACCAATGCGATTGGGAGAGCGAGTCAATCAGTTGTCCTTATCATTTGGCTAGAGAAGATAAAGTAGAGGTAGAAAAAACGCGTGACTCTCTTAAACGAGACACCACGCGCAATTCTTGTCAGGGCTATCCTGACTGCACCACTTATAACGACACAAGTTCTAATTAATTACAAGTATTATGAAAAATGATATGCAGAAACATATAGAGATAAAGAGCTACACAGTTAAGGGAATACGAGTTGCGGTTGAGATAGATTACGACGGAGACCAAGTAGCCTTAGTTGACCTAGACAAAGGAAGCCACGGGGGCAACGCAAAGCATTGGGTCTTCGCAGGTAGAAGTTGTGAGTACGAGCAAGGTTGGTACGATATATTAAATGCTATGAAAGTCGCAATGGGTGAAGCCTTTGCTGATTTAGCAGAGCATAACAAGAAGAATGGGTAACCCTATGAACCAACCAGATAAAGAGTGCCAGACTTGTGATTATAAAAATGCAGTAAGACACGGCAGAGCTGATTGGAGGTGTCGTGATTGTGGTAGACAGCTAATGCTTGAATTAGTTTTGATGCACGAGGCTGAAAACCAAGATAAAGAGAAGAAACTGGAACTAAGAGATTGGCTACCAGACTTTAAGAAGTTCTTTATTCTGCTATTTGGGGTAATGCTCCCTTGGATTTTACTACTTTCATTATTAACCAATGGATTGTGTGACTGATATGAAAAACCAAGACAAAGGATATCCGCATAAGGGAAAAAGAACTAAAATGGAAGTTGCAAATGATATAGCGATACCACTAGTCGTGGTAGCTGTCCTTGCATTAGCCCTTTATGGTGCTGTATCGTTATTTAATAACATAACCCTATGACCAACCAAGATAAAGAGGAAATAGAATATTGCAAACTACATTCTTTCGCTGGAACAGAGCAAGAGGCTAGAGATTGTGATGATTGTAAACCCACCCCCGGAGGATATGCAAGAGTTTGAAAGAGGATTTACAGATGGCGCTCATTTAACTGGGTCTATGGCTGAGGAAGTATTGGCGGAGGTAAAAAACGAGCTAAAGGGATACGAAGATATTCTCTCTAAGTTAGAGGAAATAAATGATGTGTCAATGACGAACTTTAACAAATCCTTAGAGGAGACTGATTTCAAAGACGAAAACACATTTAAGGAGGGAATTATAACTGGTTGGAATATGTGCGTGGCGAGAATAAAAAATGATATTAAAGAAATAAACGAAACTCAGCCCTAGACCAATTCATTAAGAAGATAAACCAAGATGAGTAAATGCGGAGACAACATAAACTCAGTACACGAAATGAAAGATATCGGAGAAGACAAGAGAATCCTTGTCGCTTATTGTGTTAAGTGTAAGTTCAGGACATATATCAGAAAGTACGAGGGTAGAACAGACCCAAAGTATAGTGCTATCTTCGCAAGAGACACGCTACAACCCAACAGGAATTTGTATTACAAGGAGTTTGGTAAAATGAATATTGCTTAGTTTTTTTAATGGGTATATAATAAAGATGACGAAAGGCCATTATTATTAATTTCTAAAATTATGGCTAAGAAAAAAGGCAACGCAGGGAAGAAAAGCACAACCTAGTTGTGTCAAAGGACTACTGGCTAACGCTGGTAGTCTTTTTTTTGTTTGTGGGGTATTATAACAATATGACTAAAAAAGTATTGAAAGAGCCAACAAATAATGGAGATAAGACGGAAAAAGAGATTAAACGAGACGACAAGGGTAGAATCGTAGAGGGTTCTGCTCCATTGAATCCTGCAGGTAAGCCTGTTGGTTCTAAGCACTTATCAACGCTCTTGTGGGAAGCGTTAAAGAATAAAGCTAAAAATGAAGACGGTACTGAGTCAGACAAAACCCTCGCTGACTTAGTGGTACAGCGTTTAATAAAAGACAACATAAAGTATGGAAAAAGAACTGAACTGATTTTTGATAGAATAGACGGACAAGCGAAACAAGAAGTTGACCTTACAAGTGGTGGAGAGACTATTCAAAGAAGTAGTGAAATTGATGTAGCCAAGATTGCTGAAAAGGTTTCTGCAGAGTTGAAAGCCCAGAAGACAAAATAGTGGTATTATTTAGTTAGGTCTTTCCACGAGGAGAGTGAATGAGGAGATAGACCTATGGAAAGCAACTACTGTGTTAGGTGCAAGAAGACTAAGAAGTTCCTTTCACTAGGCGAGCTCCAGAAGATATATGGGGTTCTGTACGAGCAACATATTTGCGAGACTTGTACCCATACGATTTGGGTGAAGAAACGAGGTGGTCTATCTACAGAGGACTAACACTCCTCTACGTCAGGCGCTTCGCTACCGCTTGACCCTCATAGCATTGGGGGAGTGGCGCGATTATCTCAAACTGCTCCCTCATAGTATTATTAATAAATAAAAATATGCCGTTGAAATTCATAAACCCGAAGAAGAATATGAAGCAACCAAGCTCAAAGGTCACAAAGAAAGAACAACCTAAAAAACAAAAAGATGAGAAAGAAAAAACAGTACATACTAGCGAATCACTATCCTAGCAGAACCCCTGAGCGCATAGGGAAGAAGAAAAGCGCTAAAACCATAGTCGTTTCTAAAATGGCTATGCTCAAAGAACACAAGAAGTTGATTCCTATGCTGAACAAAGTGAACAAGAAAGAAGCAAAGGAGCAGAAGCGGGAAATGAAGAAGTATAAATAAATGGAAGAGGTAACCAAAGAAGAACTAGCTAATTTGGATATCCATATCTTCAACGAAGTGTATGAGATTAAAAATGAGCAGGGTAAGAAGCTAGATTTTCATAATCACGCGTTCCTATGGGATATCTATTCTGATTTTTCACCTTTTCAAGCTGTACGGAAAGCCGCGCAAATTGGTTTTACTACTACAGCTATAATCAAGAGCTTGTGGTTAGCGCACAATAAGAAAATGGATATGATTTACACTATGCCTACGTATAGTGACGTGAACACGCTAGTTACTTCTAAGGTGAATCGAATCATTGAGCAGAATCCTATTTTAGCTGAATGGGTTAGTAGAAAAGATACTATTGAGCAGAAAAGAGTTGGCAACTCAGTCATCTATTACAGGGGTACTTGGTCTGAGCGTGAAGCGCTATCCACTTCTTCAGACTTGAACATTCACGACGAAGTAGACCGTTCCAACTTAAAGGTTGTTGACCAGTACTACTCAAGACTCCAACACTCTGACTATCGTTGGCAGTGGTTATTCTCGAATCCTAGTGTTCCTGAGATTGGTGTTGATAAGCTTTGGAACAGGTCAGACCAAAAGCATTGGTTTGTCGCTTGTTCCAACTGCAACAAAAAGCAGTATATGATAATGGATAACATCTTGAAAAATAAGAAAGGTGAATTTTATTATGGGTGTACGAAATGTCAGACTGAGCTAGACCGTACTCAAGGTGAGTGGGTCGCAAGGTGGCGCGACAAAACATATCACGAGACGAAGAACCCAAATGGTGTAAATGGTTATTGGATAAGTCTACTAATGGCTCCGTGGGTGTCTGCAGATACAGTAAAGAATCTTGAAGCTACAAAGCCAGCAGACTTTTTTGCGAACTTCGTATTGGGAATACCATATACTGGAGCAGGTAACATTGTGACTAAAGATGTTATCGTCAGGAATCTTACTGACTTAACGAATGACCAGTCTGGAAGAATCGTAATTGGTGTAGACCCCGGAATTGATATCAGATACGTCATAGGAAACGAAAAAGGTTTGTTCTATTACGGAGAGTGTAAAGATTATAAAGAGTTAGAAGACCTAATGAAACGTTGGAAGACTGCGATTATGGTCATTGACTCAGGCGGTGACTTAATCGCGTCTAGAGAATTGCGAGAAAAGTATAAAAACAGAATCTTCCTAGCGTATTACAGACAAGACCGAAAGAGCGAAGAGCTTTTCTCGTGGAATGACGACGAGGGAAGTGTTACTATAGATAGGAATAGAACTATCCAGCTTGTTATTGATGAGTTGACTGATAGACGAATCCCTATCTACGGAAACGAGACTGACTGGTACAACTACTATTTGCATTGGTCTCATATCTACAGAGTCTCTGAAGAAGACAATTTAGGACAGATGAGAACGAAGTGGCAGAGGTCTGATAGAGACGATTGGGTACACTCTACTGTTTATTGGAGAGCCGGTATGGATAGATTTATGTCAGGAGCAGGTGAGATTATAAACATACAAGATTCGATAGGAGAGGTTGGTTACACTACAGACCCAACAGGTAAAAAATTAGATATTAATTTGTTTCAACCGAAAAGGAAATACTAGAACTTGTCAATAGACAATAACGGATATATAATTAAGAAAAATATATAGCTATATGGCAGTAATCAATAATAGGAGCGCGTTTAACTCACTTAGAGGAGTACTCGGTTTATTCTCTCCTTTGAATAAAGCTTTGAAAAAGCCTGACGAGGGAGATACAGAGCAACCTCTGTTACCAGAGTTTGAATCGTCAATGAGTGATGAGGAGATAATCAAGCTAGCTTCGAAGTGGACTACTGAGTACGATACTTACGCGAAAACTATAAAGACACAGCAGAAAGATAACGTCAACTATTGGATAGGAAAACATTATAACGACTTGCAGACAGCAGGTACGAAGAGACCTCTGACTGATAACTTAATCTTTGAAGCAGTTGAAACATTTTTACCGATAGCAACTAGAGCGACACCAGAAGCTAACGTCGCTACAAGCTCAGGACAGCAAGACAATATAACTAAAGCGCTACAACCTATACTCAACTATCAGGGTGACCGTACTATGTTGAGAATGAAGTTGAAGAGTATCACCCGTGACTGTGTGCTTAATTTTATTGGTTGCTTGAATGTAGTTTGGGATTCGTCAATCAATGATTTTAATATTAGAAGAGTACAACCAACGCGATTGATTCTAGACCCTAACGCAGAGATTGACGTTGACGGTACGTATCTAGGTGAATACTTAGGCGAGAAGAAACGGTGTACCGCTACTAAGCTATCTCGAATGTTCCCTAAGTCTAAGAAAGCAATTTCTGCAGTAGTGCAAGGTAATTGGGGTACTAAGATTACTTACGTGATGTGGAGTACTCCGACAGATGTATTCTTCACGCTAGGTAGTAATGTTATGGGTAAGTTCAAAAACCCTCATTGGAACTATGACGGTGAAGTTAAGAGAAAGAACGCTGAAACTGGAGCTGTAGCGACTGAGTTTGTTAAGGGAATGAATCACTTTAATCACCCAATGATACCTTACGTGTTTTTGTCTATCTTCAATCTAGGTAGGAAACCTCACGACGAGACCTCACTTGTTTTTCAGAATATTCCTTTACAGGACACTATCAACGCAAGGTATCAGCAGATTAATAGAAATGTTGAATCGCAGAATAATGG